GACACCTTCTGGTAAAAGGTGGAAGTTACAAAGTATAGGTTCTACCGAAGGCGTTTTTGTTGAAAGTATTGTCGCTGGAGATAATGTTACTGTTGATGATACAGACCCAGCAAATCCAATTGTAAGTGTAGTCTCAGGTGGAGGTGGAGGAATTGATTTTCTTACATGGCCCAGCTATAAAGCGGCATCAAAAAAAATAGCCACTGGATCAAAAGCAACCTCATCAAAAGTTTATTTTCAATTCAATACTTATTTTGACGGCGTCCCAGCGGCAGGTCTGAGCGTAACAAGTACATTTAGTGTAATTGACGGTTCTACCAATGCAGTAGTTGGTAGTGGTTTGTCAGGGGCTGATTTGGCCTTAAGGGGGGACAGGTCGGACAAGCTAACGCTTGTTAGTGTTGATAGTTTAACTGGGTTAAATTACGGTGTGACATACTATTTACAGACAGAGACAGCAACAAGTGAGATATTATTAGCATGATAGTAAAACAAGCAAACAAAAACGAAATAGAAACAATGGTAATAAACGGCGATACAGTCACTAAGCGTTACCACCCTATCGACTCAGAAAAAGGTCAAGCATTAATCTTGGAGTATGATTTAATAATTGACCCTGATATGCAGGAGTTCTAAATGTCCTCACAATATATAGTTTCAACAGGAGAGGCAGATGTAGCTTACATCTCCTCTGGAGGAAGTTCTGTAAGTACCTCCTCCTCCCTGACAAGCTTTAAAAGAGTTCGTAACGCTCTAATCAATGTTACCAAGAAACTCGTAGGAGATAGTCTATCAACTGTTAATCAGAATGGTATTCTTGTTCCTTCGGTTCTTAAAGATATAACAGGAGGTAATATCCCTGAATACCCTTTCGTAGTTATCTCTAATGGTTCTTCTTCAGGCATACAAAGCTCTAAGATAACTCACCAAGGTTTAGACGAGAATGGTAAATTGGTTATTGTGAATGATAACTACCTAACCTTCGACTTAAAAGCTTATGGAGAATACGCTACAAGCATCCTTAGTGACTTAAAGATAAAGATGAACTTCGGCTATGATAGGTGGCAGTTCCAAGAGGAGGCAGAAGCTTCTTTCAACGAGTTCTCAGATATTACCTATCAACCAGTTTACCTATCAGAAAGATTCTTACCAGCTTCTCAGATGTCTGTGACAGTCTCTGTAAGAACTCATTATAAACCTTCGGGTTTCTATGATGTTAAAGGTGTTGATGTAGAAGGAGGTCTCTATATAGGTACTGATGAAGAAGTTATAAACGTTCCAATTAATGTAAACAACAATGAATAAAAAGGAGATTTAATGTCTTATTCACAATCCGTTCAGGCTCAGATAAGCTTGAACACAGTACAACAAACTCAGCAAGGTTTCGGTACACCCGTCTTCATTGCTGCACACAGCTTATATGCTGATCGTATCCGAGCTTACGGCTCTTTATCAGCAATGATAGATGACGGTTTCTTAACAACTGATAATTCTTATATCGCTGCTAACCACGCTTTCAATCAGTCACCCTCTGTACCTTCTGTAAAGATTGGTCGAAGAGAACAAGATTGGACAGCATTCATCTCAGAGGCAGGAGTAAGTTCTGCTGAAGTTTTCTCTTTCAATATAGACTTACCAAGTATCTCATACTCTACCGTAGTTAGTTATTCTACAGTCGGAGCAGCAGAGACTCAAGAGACTATCCTTGCAGGTTTGAAAGCTGCTTTTGATGCTGATCCAACGTTAGTTGCTGACTTAGATGCTGTAGCTACTCCCGCTGGTTCTAGTTCAAGTTTAAAGATTTCAACTAAGACAGGTGAAGAGTTCTTCCAGATCTCTGCTGAAGCAGGGGAGTACACCTCTTCTTATTCAGCTACAGAGTCTCCAGCAGTTACACTTACACAAATGGACGAAGAAGACTCAGACTACTACTTCATTGTTGCTGAAGATAAGTCAGATTCTTATATCAAGCTAATGGCTGCTGCTGTTGAACTTAGAGCTGCTGAGTACTTCGTATCTAAATATGATGCTATAGAGTTAGGCGCTTATGTAGAAGGCTCCGCTGTAAATGGTGTTTTTAATGAGCTTAAAGATTTAGGTTATGACGGTACTTGTACCTTGTATCACCAGTTCGCTGATCAGTACATTGAAATGGCTTACATCGGTTCTAATGCTCCGTATGATGCAGGTTCAGTTACATGGTGTAATATCCAAGCTGTAGGTGCTGGTACTTCATTAAACCCAAGCACAGGCAAGCCTTTGTCAGAGACTCATAAGGGTAATCTAACAAGTAAGAATGTAAACTATGTAGAGCTTGATAATGCGACTCCATACTTCCGTACAGGTACAATGGCAAGTGGTGAATGGATTGATGTTATCCGAGGTGTAGATTGGATGAAGTCTGATATTACTGCTTCTTTGAAGTCTTTACTATTAGGTCAAAAAGGTACGAAAGTTCCTTACACTGAAGTAGGTGCAGGTATGGTTCGAGAAGCTGTTATGACTTCTTTACAACGTGCTGTTAACCGAGGCTTTATTAATCCAGACTTCACAGTCTTTGTACCATCTATCAATGCTCTAGACCCATCTCAGCGTGTTTCTAGAATCTTGGAAGGTGTTACATTCGAGGCAACCTTACAAGGTGCTATCCATCAAGTGTTTGTACAGGGTACTGTAAGCGCATAATTAACAAGGAGATTTAAAATATGAGTATGTTAAGACCGTACGCACCAGCAGACGTTGTAGTTTCATGGAATGGTATTCCGATTACAGGTTTTGCAGAAGGAACGTTTGTAACAATGAAGCGTTCTACAGAGTCAAAGAAAAAGTCAGTAGGTTCTCAAGGAGATGTTTGCATTACAATGAGTGCTGATAAATCAGGGGAAGTTGAGCTAACGCTTATGCAGACTTCACCAGCTAACTCTTTACTAGCAGCAGCACTACACGCAGAAGAGCTTTTAAAAGTCCCTACTGTTGGTGTGTTGATGGTATCAGATCCTTCAGGCTCTATCCTAGCACTATCAAAGAATGCTTTCTTAATGTCATTTCCTAGCTCAGATGTAGGCGATGACGCTTCAGATCGAACTTGGATGTTTGGTTGTGAGAACTTAGACTTTGGTTCAGCTATTGGTGTTGTACCTAACCCTTTAGCTTAAAAATTACATAACAAGTGTGTATTACACTTATGCAGGGAGTCTTCGGACTCCTTTTTTATGCCTGTTAGTTATAAAAACAGCTTTACTTATAACTAAAAGTATGGTATAATTAATTCTTTATAACAGAATAACTAGGAGAATTAAACATGGCTAAGTCTAAATCAATCGAAGAGAAAACAATCGGTAAGAACAAATATCAGCTACACATGTTAGGTGCTTTGAAAGCTTTTACAATTGGTAGAGGTCTAACTAAGTTAATGCCTGTTGCTGGTTCATTCATGGATGCACAGTTTAGTAACGCCTTAGATGGTTTGAAATTCTCTACAATGGCTACAGTGCTTATCGAGAATCTAGAAGATCTTGATATTGATGAGATACTAGATGAAGTAGTTTTCAGTAAGCTTATCTGTAACGGCCAAGATGTTAATGCAGATGAACACTTTAAAGGTAACTTAGGTGAGATGGTAGATGTTATCGCTTGGGCTTTAGAGGTCAACTTCAAGAGTCTTTTTTTGGGAAGTACGTTAGTATCGAAGATGTTCAAGCAACTGAAGGACATGGGAGTTCTACCTCAAATGGCCAAACAGGAAGTACAGGAAGAAGTCGTGGAGTCAGAGGAAGAGTAGAGAAGACAGCTTCTCTCACTGAAGTAGATTGGTTTTTCTTTAGCACGTATGCTTCAGAACACTGTAAAGAATCTATAACACACCTTGAAGAGGGGATGTCTTTACCGTCATTCCTTCGCCTCCACGAGTATTGTAAGATTATGAGTGACTATGGAAGAGAAAGTCATAAAAAAGCTTTAGCCCAGAGAGAGGCGGAAGCAGCTAACAGGAAATAGTGAGGTTATAATGAGCAAGGTAGTTATTAATGATTTTCTATTCCAACTAGGATTTGATGGAAAGAAAGTCTCAGCAGGATTAGATAAGCTAGAGAAACGTGTAACTAAGATGAATGAAAAGTTACAACGTGTTCAGAAGATAACGATGAAAGGTGAGAAGGATCATATTGGCCTTTTAAAGTTAAAGCAAGACTTACAGACTAAGCAAGCTAGAAGGAAGTTAGCAGAGCTTAAGTTATCTAAGGCAACACTATCTACACAAGAGAAAGAGATACCACTTCAAATGAAACTAGGGAGACTTGAAAAGCTCTCCTTAGATATTGAATCTAAAAAGCTTCGCATCTTAAAACAAAAGAAGATGTTAGAAGGTGATATATTAAGAAAGAATGAACAAATATCACAAGCTAAGTCAAGAACAGCAGCCGCTGAAGAACGTACAGCTAACGCTTCTAGAAGACACGCTTCAAGCTCTTCAAGAGTAGCTAGAAACTCTAAGAGTACTGCTAACTCTCTTCGTAGGGGTGCTGACTCAGCTCAGAAGATGCAGAACTT